CCAGGTCACGATGCCGGTGATGTCCTGGTGCAACCTGGTGCGGCGAGAGCTCGATGGCACTGAGTCTTGAGCACTTCAAGCTGCTGAACCCAAAGGCGAACCAGTATGCGCCTGGAACTGGCGGAACGCCTGACGTGACATGGCAAGAGGTTTGTGATCTGTTGGCTACAGTGACGCCATTGTGCCGGGCTTATGCTCGGTTGCAGTACGCCGAAGACAAGCGGTTTGCATGGGTTTTAGTTGAATCGATAACCAGGGAAATGGCTGGTGAGGACCGAAAGAAGAAACGTCCGCTTTGGCCGGATCAGTTGATGTGGCTACGCTTTGCCGAGATGGCCGTTTTTGTTTGTTCAAAAGGGCTGCACTTGACACGGAAACAGAAGGCCGAAGAGCTCGGCATTCGTTTCTGGACACGCAAGCACGAACAATCGTTGCGGTTATTGATGTCAGCTCTCGATGAACTCGATTATGAGCTGCGTGTTGCGGTGAGGAAATGGAATAGACAGCAGGAGTCGGCGTATGGATAATCACGATCGCCGTAGTATGTATAGCCGCCTTCGAGGCGGTTTTTTTCATGCTGGCCCATCCATCAAATCACCGCGTACAACAACTCCACGGTGACCCGAAGGACGCGGCGGACGATGCGATCGGATGGTTGATCGGCTGAAAATATATATCTTTTGTGTGCGCACACACAAAAGATTTTGGTTCCGGTTTTTGAACCCGAACTCCCACAAACCAGTTCAGTAACCCGAACTGTGTTCCGGTTTGGGATTCCATCCCACCCGAACCGGTTCGAAGCCAGTGTTTTCGCCGTTTGTCCCATGTTTTGTCCCCCAATCCGGCGAAACCTGAGCAATACCAACGATTATCGGCCCATGTCGTACCCTCATCGAGTGTGTGGCCTGGGCGCCAGCTCCACTGGCGGCCGATTTCCTGGCCGATCGGGCCTCAGATCCCCACCGTTTTAGTATGGGCAGAGCTCCCATTTATGGGCGAAAAACGGGTTGTTAATGGGGGGGTACCCCACCCCCTTTTATTTTTTAAAATTAATATGAATATCTCTTCCGAAATCTCGGGGGGGATTTTCGAGTATTTAAGGAATATCTTATATGCGAACATCGATGCAAGAAACCTTCGTCAAGGAATTTGTACTCACCGGAAACGCTACGCAATCCGCCATTAAGGCTGGCTACTCATCAAAGACTGCGTACCAAAAAGGCCACCAACTCAAAAACCAGTTCACGGTCGAGATCGAAGACGCCACGCGACAGGCCATGCGCGATGCAATACCTGGCGCCCTGGCGCAGATCAAAGAGCTCGCGGCCGCGGCTGATTCCGAATCCGTCCGGCTCCAGGCAGCCAAAGACATTCTCGATCGCGCCGGCCTAAAGCCAACCGAACGCATCGAACAGATCACAGTCGAGAAGAGCACCGATGAGCTCCGTCGAGAACTTGCACAACTAATGAGCAACGAGAGTGTGCCGGAGATCGAGGACATCCCGACCACCCTCAACTGATGCCATTCACGTCAGAGAAACAGCGCCGATGGATGCACGCCAACCAACCGGCGATGGCAAGACGCTGGGAGGCTGAAAGTGGCAGCAAGACAAAAAAACGCCGCAAGAAGAAACGCAAGTCCAAAAAGGACTAATCCAGTTGCCAAGTACGCACACCAGTACAACGGCGCGAAGACCTTCCGCGACCGTACCAAGTACCACAGACCCAGCAACGGAACGCAGGGATCTAAAACGTAAGATCGAGCTGATCACGAAGATCCGTGATCACGAGACTTTCAACGCGATCGAGTATTACGACCCGTACCCGTACCAGAAGCGTTTCCATGATACGGGGGCCAACTGTCATCAGCGATTACTGATGGCTGGGAACAGAATTGGAAAATCGCATTCTGGAAGTTTCGAGACAGCCTGTCACTTGCTTGGGAAATATCCAACCTGGTGGGAGGGCAAGCGGTTCAGAAAACCGATCGTCGCCTGGGTGGGTGGCGTCTCGAACGAAACCGTAAGAGACATCTGCCAGTTCGCTTTGCTCGGCACACCGGGCAATCCGATGGAGCTCGGCACCGGCATGATTCCGCGTCATGCGATTACCAAGACCGAGCGCAAGCCGGGCGTACCGAATGCGATCTCGGTGACGCAGGTGAAACACATTTCCGGCGGCACCAGCTACCTGTACTTTCTCGCCTACCTGATGGGTCCAGAGCGCTGGTACGGCCGCAGCGTTGACTTCGTGTGGCTCGATGAAGAGCCCCCTCGAGAGATTTATTCCCAGGCGGTGACTCGAACATTGGACAAAAGAGGCTGTGTCGCAATGACGTTCACGCCAGAACATGGCATGACGCAGACGGTCGCGAGTTTCATCAATCGATTGCAGCCAGGGCAAAGCCTGACGAATGCCGGCTGGGACGACGCCACCGATAAGGTGAAAACCGTGGTGAATCAAAAGCCCGGCCATCTTAACGAAGCGATGATGGAACAGATAATGAGTGCGTATAGCCCTCACGAAAGGGAGATGCGCCGAAACGGCCGGCCGTCAATTGGTTCGGGCCTGGTGTTCCCGGTGGCGGAAGAGAAGCTGATGATCGATCCTTTTCCGATACCGGATGATTGGCCAAGAATTTCGGGCCTGGATCTCGGCTGGGACCACAAGACTGCGCTGGTCACGATCGCTATAGATCCAGAGACCTATGACACAGACGAAGAAACAATTTATGTGGTTGACTGCTATGGACAAACTAAAACGCCGCCGCATGTTCACGCAGAATCGATTAAGACACGCAACACCGGGCCGATTGCGTGGCCGCATGACGGACACCGGAGAGATTCGATGGGTAACCCAGGACTGGCCGACCAGTACCGAAACCTCGGTCTCAATCTTCTACCGATGCACTTCACCAACCCGCCGGCACTAGGAGAAAAGAAAGGCGGTAATTCGATTGAAGTCGGTATTCAGAAAATGGTGACGATGATGGAACAGGAGCGTTTTAAAGTTTTTAATACCTTGACCGACTGGTGGGAAGAGTGGCGTCAATATCATCGTAAAGACTCGAAGATCGTACCGCTTAATGACGATGCCATGTCAGCCACACGCTATTGCGTAATGAGCACGCGCTTTGCGCAGGCCACTGATGATCCAAGCTGGTCGAGGAAACTTGAATACCCAGAGCTAGGACTGGTCTGATGAACCTTCTTGATTACCGCCCCCCAGGACTGGAGGGGCTGCTGGGTTATCTCAAAGAGTATCCCGGCCGTGTGAAAGAAGAATTCATGGAAGGCGCCAGTCAGCTTCGACCAGGCGTCAATCAAATGCTGCCGGCTATGCAGATGGCGTATTCGGCTTTCACTCCAGCGATCGAAGACATTGCGCTCCAGGGCGGCAACCTGCTGGCCCCTGGTTTGAATCAACTGGCCCAAGGTCAGTACGAAGCGCAGCAAGCGCTCGCACAACAGCTCGGCTTACCGGACTCCGGTTTGCTGGCTGAACGTCAGGATATTACCGGCGAGCAGTTGGCAACCCCATTATTGCTGGCGGGATCTCTGGCGCGAGGCAAGTTCCCGAACTGGATGTCGCCTTCACAAAGGGCAATCACAGCCGCACAGCCCAAAGCCACAGGACAGCAGTACGCCAAGGCACTCGAAAAAGAAAAAGGTGCTGTAGCCGAAGCCAAACAAACAGGCTTACTGGCAGCCCTTCAAGACACGCCCGGCACCATAACGCAGGAACAGGCGTTAAGCCTGGTGTCTCCGTTGGATCTGACGGAAACGGTACGAGGTGTTCGCGGTATCGAAGGACGTGATTATGATTGGTGGAGAAGACGAACAGAGGAACTTTTTTATGCAGATTCTCCAGAGGAATACCAACAAGCAGTAGCAAATCGAGATCGCCTTCAAGACACTGGCTTGCCTACTAAATACGGCGACGACGAAAAACTAAACCTCCCCGGCGGCACCAACCCGAAAGAGATCCTGGTGCAGTTGCCGGAAAGTCGTAGTCCAGAGATGGATGCCGCTTTCCATGAGGCAAATCGGTTGTGGATGGATGCCGAAAGGATGGTTCAGCATTTATGGAATACTGGACAGGAAGATACTGATGTATATCGCGCAACGTCAGCAAGACGAGATGAATTAGAGGCTGAAAAACTCAGGTTAGAAACCGAGTTTGATAAAACATATCGCGGAGGCCACTACGAAGAACCCAACGTCCTAGTTCATGTACGTCTTAACGACAGAATGGTCGGTGGTGTCTATTCCAAGAATTCGGAGGAATACCAGTCAGATTG